GCCACAGTTCACGGCATTGCCAGCCGCACCTGTGCCGCTGTATGATGAGATTTTTGAGTAGCCAGCCACTGAACTGAAACAGTAGGCTATATATGTTTTTCCACTACCGTTCATATCGCCAGCATAGCCAATCGCAAAAGTTGACGCGCCGACAGATGATGGGTGGTTATCGCCCCAGCTTGCATTATTTGCGTCATCGCTTTGTGCGTTAGTTAAGTCTAAAAAAATTTCACTACCAGCCGTTAAGTCTTTATGAAAAGTATTCCAGCTATCAGCTTCATTTCTTTTTTTAGTAATTATCATTTCTGGCGGGCTTGCTAATGAATGACCAATTGTGGAATTGTCCACTGCGTTGCCAGTCCAGCTAACAATGCTAAACCCTGCGTCAACATTCGCAGACACTTGTGACGTAATGCTGCCGTCAGTATTGCTGACCGCTGTTCCGCCAGCTTTCCAGTTCCACGCTGCGTAGGTGTAACCGTTTTGGTAGTTAAAGTAAAAGTTGTTTGAAGAACCAGAAACAGCCGTAAAACCATCACTGTTAAAGGAGCTAATATAACCGTTACCAATATTTGTTACTTCAGCGTCAGTGGTGTCACTGAACAAAGTTTTACCAGTTCCTCTGACAGCATCAAAAAGTTGATGCGACATAGCATTGCTACGGCCTTTAGCCCAAACAAAATCAGGCTGGAACTGCAATCCAGTAAGTGTGATTGTTGAGTTATCTGCGCCTTGTTTAGACCAAGTAAGAGTGTCGAAATGCTCAGACCCATCAATAATCGTAGGCGTTGGAAGGTTAGCCGTACACAAGGCAAGGTAGCCAGCAGGCGGTGCGTACTGGAAGTTGCCAATGCTGTTGGCATCGGTGAACGCACCCATCGGCTTTGCGCCAGAGAAGGTGCTGTCTTGACCGAAGTTTGAAACATATGTGACTGTTGAACTTCCTTGACCATTACTATTACAGAAAACATACTTAGCATTGTTAATATTGATAGAGCCTTGAGATGAACCGTTCTTATAAAACGTGACGGTGTTTTGTGCGCTATCTAGGTCTAGTGCTATTCCTATAATATCACCAATCGCCCAAGTTGCGCCATAAGACGCACCGCCGGGGAGTTTTGAAGCATTCATAACGTAGCCATAACCAGAACCACCAATCAATGATTCGTCAAGCTGTCTGTCGCTATCAAACCCATCTACAGTGCATATTCCAACCATAGCGTTGCTGGCAGTTTTAGCTGTGCAAACCATTTCAGCGAACCACTTACCACTGCTGACGGCTATTGAACTACCAGACGTACTAGCATTAGTGTCCACTGTTTTTAAGCTACCCTCACTAAATGTTATGTTTCCTGTTGTATCTAACAAAGGATTCAACGTAGCAAAGTTATTAGTAGGTGTGTCAATCATTTGGTCAGTTGTTGAAATACCATTAACAGACCAGTTATTACTATTACCTGAACTATCTAAACCTAAATTAGTAGCTGTTGAGTTATTAGAAAAATTAAGATGGAAACCGTTGGTTCCATATGAACCACCATAAGCTTTTGGAATCCATACGCCTAACTTAGTTTCGCCAAAGCTGGTAGGGTCTAGGGCTTGACCATCAATGAAGTTTACTTCAGCTAGATAACCATCTAGGTGGGAGTTAATTCTTGGATACTCACCTATATAATGCTGTGCTGCTGAGTTTATTCTAAAGTCAAAATTCTGACTTGGCATTGTACCACTATCAAATGCAGTTATTTGTACACCATTAACATAATACCTTAAACGACTATCTGAAGCACTTGAACTAGCTTGTGCCTGCGTTGTATCAGCTACAACAACAATGTGATACCAACTAGACACATCTCTAAAAAGTTGACTTGAAGTTAAATCTGAACCAGAAGAATATCTAAAATACAGTCTGTCGTCAGATAAAAACCCAAAGAAATCTTCATCTCCATCTGATGTTCCAACCGCAATAAGCCCTTGATAAGTACCCAAATTAGCTCTTTTAACCCAACAGCTATACGTCCAAGTTTTTTGGTTTCCAGCACTACCTGGAGTACGATTTAGAAATGGAGAATCATTGTCATTAAAGCGTAAGCTATCGTTGATTTCATAACCATAGAAACCACCACCTGTTGCACCTGACCCAAACCATATAGGACTATTTGTTAAAGACATATTATTGTTACTCCGTTAATTATGAGAAGGCAAGCATAGGTGTGCCAAGAAGAATATTTCCACTTGACTGTACATAGTAAGGAACCATATCTACAGCACCTGATGTGCTTGACAATGTAAGACCCGCTGCACCTGCAGTTTCCCAATCAGTTCCAAGAGATACTGTACGTGCCGCACCGCTATGAATAAAGATAAACACACCTGACATACCTGCAACTTCTGTTGATGGATTGTTTAGTGTAATGTTACCTGTAAGCGTCCATACAAAACTATTATATACATAAAGGTTTGGTGTAACTGAACCAGTTTTACTTGCAGTTTCAACATTACCTACAGTATTAGAACCTGCTAATATGTAGCTATCATTAACTTCAAGCATTTCTGTGCCACCAGTTACAACACGCCATTCGTTTGCAGCATGGAACTGCATATAAGTATCTGTATCACCTTCGTGAATAATTTGGTCTGCTAAATAAATATCATCTACAGCGTTAAGATTTCCATTAATATTAACACCTGCAAATGTAACTGAATTGCCTGTGCCAACTGCTTGACCAATTGCAATGTCATCAGCATTAACGGTAATACCAGTACCCGCACCTACATTAAGAGTTACGTTACCAGAACCTCCACCAGTTAAACCATTTCCTGCAGTAATAGTTTGATTTTGATTTGCAATACTTGTAGCAAATGTAGCAGACAAAGTAGTAACACGATTGTTGACTGTACTAATACTTGTAGCTAATGAGCCTGATACTGTAGTTATTTTACTGTTAATAGATGTAATAGCATTAATATTAGTTGTTACATTAGAATTAGTATTACCAATTGAAGTAGCTAGTGTACTAGATACAGTTGCTATTTTACTATTAATAGATGTAATAGCATTTGTATTAGTTGTTACGTTACTATTTGTATTACCAATAGATGTTGCTAATGCTGCGGATACAGCCGCTAATTCAGCATCAGTGGCAAATCCAGTGCCATCACCCAATATAGAATTAATAGATGTAATAGCATTAATATTAGTTGTTACATTGGAATTAGTGTTACCAATAGAAGTAGCAAGTGCTGCAGAAGTTGCGGCGATTAACGTGTTACTATTACCAATGCTAGTAGCAAGTGTGGCAGACAAAGCTGTAAGAGCAGCATCTGTAGCTACACCTGACGTAGAGATAACACGGCTTGCATTAATATTAATACCTGAACCTGCAGTATATACAAGAGAAGAACTAAATAATACAAATGTAATTGGTGTTGTACCAATAGTGATTGCGCCTACGTTACTACATACATAAGCCTCACCTGCACCAGTGTCACCTTCTTCAACAAAGAAATAAGAACCACCATCAATACCTGTATTGTCATTTGGTTCGTAACTATCAGCATCTGTAGCACGTGTTAGTACCCAATTAGTAGAAGCTGAACCTGTATCAGTTACTGTATATACACCATTTTCATAACCATTTGTCTGATTATAAATAAGAACACGGTCAGATGTATTAAGTGTTACACCATCAATAACAAGAGCAGCTTGTGTACCTGCATTAGTAAGTGTAGCACCTACACCTGCTGTACCATTGTTATAAGTAGCGTTAATATTACCTACAGTATCAGGGCTTTCTACACGTACTGCATCATGGAAGTGAATAGCCGCTGCAGTAAGATTATCTACATATTGTTTTGTTGCAGCTTCTAAGTTTGCAGAAGGATTGCCCGGCAATGTAATTGCACCTGTCATTGTACCACCTGCAAGGGGTAAATGATTAGCAATAGACGTTGCCATTGTTGCACTTAGTGCTGTAACATTTGTATTTGTATTATCAATAGATGTTGCCATTGTTGCTGACAAGGCAGTAATAGCATTAGCATTAGCAGTTATGTTTGTATTACTGTTGTCAATACTTGTTGCCATAGTTGCTGATAGAGCAGTTACCAAAGCTGTCGCACTTGTGTCAGTAATAAGCGCACCTGAACCAGACAGTACAAAAGAAGTTGCACTTACAGTTCCAAATGACTGGTCAGCATTAAGAGCAAGAGTACCACTAGCAGTAATAGGATTGGTTGTGGTTGTACCATCAAGAGTTACATGAAGACCAGTACCACCTTTAACAAAGTTTACAGTACCACCTTGAGCCGAAGGAACATTAAATAGACCTGCACCATCTCCATAAATAATACCACCTGCAATAATATTACCTGCAGAGACATCTCCAATAACTTTAATACCGCCACCAACAGATACCTGACCGCCTACAGTAAGTGTACCATTTGCTGAAACATTACCACTTACAAAAAGACTTGAAGCAGATACGTCACCAATATTAGCTGTGCTTGTTTGTACTACACCACCATAGTTTACAGTAATGGCAGTTGTAGCATTTGTAGCTGAAGAAGCAAATACTGCAGATACAGCATTCGTAGCATTAGTTGCGCTTGTTGCAAAAACAGCAGACACTGCATTAGTAGCATTTGTAGCTGAAGAAGCAAACTGAGCAGTATTAGCACTTGTTGCGTGATGTGCGCTAACAGCAACAGCAGCTTCACCCGCAGACGCTGCATAGCTTGCATTGGTTGCTGATGCTGCAACAATACCTGTAAGATTAGAACCATCACCATAATAAGCAATAGCTGATACATCACCATTTACAGTAAGATTATTAATAGTGGCTACACTAGCCGCAATGTTAGTTGCGCTTACAATGCTTGTAGAAATATTTGTTGGTTGGAAAGAACCAGTAACTGTTAGTTGACCACCTACAGATACGTCAGTAGTAAAGTTACCAAACTGTGAATTAACATTAGAACCTTCAAAGGTTGTTGCAGATAATACTGCAGTAGTTTCAGTTGAAATAACACGACCAGTTGAATCAATATTCAACATAGTAGTTGGTCCATAGGTTGCAGATGTTACACCACTATCAGCTAATGAAAATGTAGGGTTACCAGTTGTTCCATTTGCGTTAGAAATACTTACACCAGTTGAGCCTGTAAGAGTACGACCAAAGGATTGTGCGCCGTTTTGAGCAACCACACCTACAACAAAAGTACCTGCATTTGCTACGGCTCTATTTAACTCTGAACCTGTTCCTGTAAATTGAGTACCTTGAATGTTAATAGTACCAGTTAGTGCAACACCTGCCTGAGATAAAGCAAGCCCTGAACTGTTACCAGAACCGTCCTGAATAGTAATAGATTGTCCACTTGCAAGACCGTCATTATTAGGACCCGGTGCTTGTAAAAGATTTTTATAACTATTTGCTATTAATTTACCTGTTAAATCTGCCATTATATCAAATTCCAATATTGAAGGGTTGCATTAAATGCAGTGGTTTGTGCGACCCAAGTACCATTACGGTCATTGTTAGGGTCAGGACGAATGTCTCTAATAAAATCTCTTTCATCAATACGTGCAGATTTATTTTGGGGATGATTTTTTAAATCATATCCAGCATCCCAATCATTACTACAAACCATCATACCATAGCTATTTTTTCTTAGCTGGTTTAGTTTGTAACGAAATCCACAAGTATCACACAAACCATATACATTTTTTTGTGAAGCCATTAAACAGTTACCTTTGGTTTAAAGAAAATACTTACACGTTCACGGTCTTCTTCCATTGCACGTCCTAGTCTTTCTTCATATTCTTGTTTAATAATTTGAATACGATTAAGGTCTACGCCCGGACGTTTCATTGCCATATGGTAAGACAGTCCTGCAGTTAAGCATGGAAGAAAACGCCGTGAGATATCTGCATTTTGAAAAGCAGATTTATTTACATCTTCCATATAACGTACTAATTCTAACTTAACTTCATCAGTATTATTTTCTGGAATAGGCCAAAGATGTACAACAGGATTGCCACGCTCATGTCTTACAGCATATTGAGTTGGTCTTCCTGTTTGACTTTTAGCAGGTATCTTTAAATACTCTTGCATTGAAATACGTTCTAATTGTATGTCTGTACCACTACGGTTTGCTACAGCCTCAAGAACATCAATTGTTGCAGAGCCAAGAGCAAAGGTAGTTACACTTGTTGCAAGAGTAACTACAGATGTATTAGCAGTCCATAGCATAACACCACGGTTCTGCCAATCTTGAAGAATAAGATTAATAGAACGCCGTGCAGATTTAGGTTCATGGCCTAGAGTTTCCTCACCACCAATCATCTCTAAAGCTTCTTGAATAATTTCATCAATGTCCATTGAGAAATTATATGTACCTGAAGTAGCCATACTTATTTACCTTTTGCTAACATTATTGCCATTTTTTGACCAGCTTTATTTTTAGCATTAGATGATAAATTTTTAAAATGAACAACAGGTTTAGAAGATTTATTATGTGTTTTACCTGTATGAATACTTCCATCTGGCATTTTATGAACTGAACCCTTATAAAGATTACCAGTCTTTGTAAAATGTAACATACCTTTTGCCATTTAATATAACCTATTCTTTCTCTGCTTTGATTGGGTTGTAGGCTTTTTCCCATTCTTCTTTATAGAAGTCTTTGTCAATCGTTTGATTAATCCGGGCTTCATAACCTGTTGACCAACTGCGCCACGACTTATAGCCATTAGTAAAGCCTATTAGAACCTGACCCAATTTTGCCACCAGCCTTTTTACGTTGGGCTTTAGGCTTTGATTTAGGTAGAGGGATATCTGCACTCTTACCTTCAAGAACCATATATCCATCAACAACTTTGTAACGCGGAGCGTCTGCGCTACCTGCCATACCTGCTTCATTAATATCACCAATCTTTACCTTTGCCATTACTTACTTCCCCTTACCATACTTCTTATGTTTCTGAGCTTTTGGTGGACTTTTTTTAGACTTGCCCGGTCCAGCCCATAATACTTTATCGGCCCAATAAGCAGCACTAAGCTTACCCTTACTAATATTTTTTCCATGGCGGCTTTTAAAAGACGCCCTAGCCGTTGGAGAATAGTTATGCCCATATCCTTTTGCTCCGTAATGAATAAGTTTAATTGTGTCTCCCTCTTTTGCAAGAACCATTCCTTTCTTTTCTGGACGGTCTGACTTACGAGGTTTATTAAATCCTGTAAATTTTTTACCACGATACTCTATGCCTCCTGATGGCAGACGCTTAACTCCGGGATATTTAGAAGAAGGTGCCATTACTTTACTTTCCTATATTTCTTTACTTTCTTTGCGACAGTTTTAGGCTGCTTAACAAATTGCTTTCCTGCTTTTGTTCCTGCTCTTTTTGCTGCCGTAGTTTTTTGGTATTCCTTGGCTGATAATGCTTTAACTGCCTTTGCTGGTAAGTACCGTTCTCCGGTAGCCTTTGGACCCTGAGTAGACGGTTTACCACTTTTGGTTGTCCACTTTTGTTTTGTCCAAGCCTTCAAACTCCTCTGTGGTTTTTTTAAAGCCATATTCAAACATTCCTTATTATATCATTACATTAAAGCATTCGCAACAGAAACCATAACCATAATAATTAAACCAGCACCTAGTGCTACAATACCTGCTATAATAACACCTATTTTTATATTATCCATTAATTCATTATGTTTTTTTATTGCTTGTCTTTTAGCTGCTAACGCTGCTTCTTTTGCTTCTTGTATTCTTCTAGCCCTTTCTTCTACAATACTTTTCCAAGTACCCGGACCAAAACGTAAATCAATTAATGTTGCAACCTCTTGCATTTTTTCTTTAGCAATACGTGCATCTATTGTTTCTCTGGCTACACTACTGACACCAAACTGGTCTACCATACCTACGCCAGATTTCTTAGACCTTTGTTGTTGTACTTGCTTTTCACCATCAAATAGTTTATCTACATAGTTAGCAATGTCACCAATGTCATTGGCTGTTCCTATTGCAGTTTTAATTCCATCTACTGCACTTTTTACTAACGCAATACCTGCTAAAGTTTCTGCAATCATATTATCTTCCTAACTTAGGTATTGGTTTACAAACTGCCGTTATGTCTAATTGTCTATTATCTCCTGCAGGTACAGAGCGTTGGTTGGATAATCTTTCTGCAAAATATAAACATCTGTCTACATCTATAAATCTTTGTGTTTCATCTATCTTTGTTGCCCCTATATAGACAACAAGGACAAACTCTATCACTTATAGCCGCCACCTGCGGCTTTATATTCTTTAGCTAACATCTGTGCTTTACGTGCAGACCATTGCCCAGATGCACCGCCCTTACTTCCAGATTTAATCTTTTCAAATAATCTTTTACGCATAGTAGGTTTAGTATAGTTACCTGCTTTATTAACAGTAGATTTAGATGTAGACCTTTTTTTACCATATAAAGGAGTAGTTGTTGTTAGACTAGGTTTAGCAACAGAACGTCCAGCAGCTAACTTTTTAGGTTTAGCTTTACCAGCTTTGGATAAGGAGATAGCCACAGCTTGCTTCTGTGGCTTACCTTCCTTTTTAAGAGTACGAATGTTTTTGCTAATGGTTTTAGCTGAACGTCCTTTTGCTAATGGCATTGTAGAGTTCCTTTACTTTTTAGGTCTACGTGCTGCGCCAAAGCCTTTGACCTGACGAGCAACTACACTACCACCATGTTTACGTTCTACAGGCTTACTAAGACGTTTCTTTTTAGCAGCATTTAGTTCCTTACGTCCAGCTTCCATATTACCCTGCTTACCTGCTGCTGCAGCCCTTGCAGCGGCTGAACCAGTACCACCATACATTTTCATATAGGCAGCACGTTCTTCAGAAGAACCCGGAAAGATATTACCCTTTGGTCCAAAACCTGTATTAGGACCTGCGCTAATACGTTTAGTTGCACCTTTCTTAGCCGACCCACGAGTAGATGGTCCAGAAGATTTAGGCATTGCTTTAGGTGTAACCTTTGGTTTAGATGGAGGTGTAGGTTTTGACTTAGGTAAAGGCATAGATTTAGGAGCAGCTTGTGCCTTATCTTTTTTATTAAGCATAGCACCTCCAAGTCCAATTGCACCCAATCCAATAGCAGTACCTAAAAGACCCTTGTTAATTTTAGAAGGAGTATCTACTGGTGGAGTTATTTTACTACGCTTTGGACCTGCAATACGTGCTTGTGGTGTACGTGTAGCAGATTTCATAGTGCTGCCTACTTTAGTACCACCACCTGTTACTGCACGTGAGCCAGTGACAGGAACCAATGCAGTACCAGGTTTTTTAGTCATAGCTGTGGAAGGTGCAGTAACTACCGCTGTAGATTTTTTACGACCTGTAGTACGACTAACTTTTGGTTTAGCTTTTAGTGTAGGACGTGTTGCTTTAATAGGTGGTGGACTAGCTTTAACAGTTGCACGACCCTTACCTGCAGTAGGTACAGAAATTTTTGGCTCTGTTGCTGTTTTTTTACGACCAGTAGTCCGTGAAATTTTTGTATCCGGTTTTAAAGAAGGACGAGTTGCTTTAACAGAAGGACGAACTGGTCCTGTTTTTGTAATATTTTTTCCTAGCCGCTTTACAATTTTATCTTTATTTTTTTTAGATAAGTTTGAAAACTGAGAACCAACTAACGATTCTAAAATTTCAGTTAATGCTTTTACTTTAGCCATTGTTTTAGCCTTTCTTTGTCATAGCTTTGCCGTAACCACGTAGTGCTGCACCGCAACCTACACGCTTACCAGATTTCATTGTCTGTTGTTTTGGCATTACAATGTCCATTTGCTTTTCAATCATAGACTTTGGTTTCTTTTTGGGTGCAGGTTTTTTATAAGGCATATTTTTAGCTGGAGTCGTCATTGCTTTTCTAATATCTTTTCTGCCAGACATTCGTTTTAATTCTGCTGTTTTTTTCATTTCAGGTGTTTTAGTGCCTACCTTTTTACCTGCTTTACGGCGAACACCTGTCTTAGGGTCACGCTTAGTAAGGCCAAGCATATCCGCAATCTCTGATTTAGATAGGCCAAGTTCTTTTACCATTTTATCAAAATCTGTTTTACCGCCCTTTACGGTTTTACCAGATGCCATTTTCTTTTTGTACATTGTACTTTTTCCTTTCGTACTCTTAGGACTCCCGCCCTTTTTCATTGTTAATTTTATTCCAAGTTCAGCTAAGTCTACCATGTCCATTAAGTTAGCAGGACTAAGCCCATAACCAATACCTACTTTTTTAAGTGTATCTTTTATTTTCTTTGTATCATATGTTTTAGTTTTATATGTCTTACCAGCCATTACTTCATCGCCTTTCCAAATCCACGAAGGGCTGCACCACATCCACGTACACGTCCACCCTTTTTATATTTACGCCCCTGTCCACTTGGTTTTGTCATACCCGGACGTTTCTTTTGTGCCTCTTTAAGTTTGCTTAAAGAAGAAGGATATCCTTGACGTGCAAGTTTACGTGCAGTAGAAGCAATGTTCTGTTGCTTTGGTAATTTAGGAATGCCTTCTCCTTGACCAAGAACTTCAGAGATTTGTTTGCTAGTCAACTTAGGTGTAATGTTCTTTTGAATAAAGTCCATTCTTTCACCCTGAGACATTTCTTTAAATGCTTCACGCATTTCTTTACGTGATGCAAACTCTGTTCCCGCATCCTTAGAAACCAAAGGAGCATCTGCACCTTCGTACATATACTTTTTAGGATTTTTAACTATTGTATCAATATCACCTTTTTGTACAAGTTTTAAACCTTCTTCAGTAAAAGTTTGTTTGCGTGTTCCTGTAGGTGCTTTCTTTCCTTTACCCCCTGTACGTACTTCACGAATCACACGAGCCATTAATGAACTGCGTTCTTTCTTTTCATCTGGGGAAAGTCCTGAAGTATCCTGTTTACCTTTTTCACGCTTTAGCTTTTGACCAAGAGTAAGTTTAGGCTTGGCTGCTTCATTTTTAAGAAGCTTCTGACCACGGTGTTGTGGACCACGAGTACCAGCAAGCTTTGCACGGCTTTCTTGTGCTTTCTTATTTTTAGCTAAACGTTGTGCTGCGGTCTTACGTCCACGCTTACGGCCTTTAGGTTTTGCCTTAACAACACCTTCCACAATCTTACTTATGCCTTTAATGATTTGCTTTTTCATTAGTTACTCCCCGGAATGACTGGATTGTCTGCACCTGCAGGACTTGTTGCAGTTTCCATATCGTCCCTTCTAGTGCGTCTTGCTTGGTTACGAAGTGATTCAACTGATTGCTGATAGCGTTGTTCAAACAGTTGGCTAGTCTGGTAGTCTTTCATAAAGACCATTGCTTCTACCATAGAAGCATTAAACAAAGCATCATAACAATAATCACTAAAATAATTATTTTGTGTTATTGATGTCAATGGTGTCGGCTGCGCTACATATACAATACTAGCACTAATAGTTTGTGCAGGTGTAGGTGCTAAAAGAATTTTTGTATTATCTACTCTTGCATAATAATTTACAATATCATTTGTACTTGCGCTTACAGGCCAGTAGTCACGAATAAATTCATCTGTTCTTTGTAAAACTTGGAATGTTTCCCCACCTAAATCATAATTAATATTTTTAATTGTACGAGTACCTACTGGTAAAGTAAAACTATTATCATTAATATTAAAGGTAACAGCAGTGGTTTGCACTAGACCATAGTCATCTAGTACACGTGTCAGACGTTCCTCTGCTCTACCTACAATTTTGGGAATATAGTTAAGAAACTCAGTGCCATCATTTTCTGTGGCAGCAATTAAGTCCTCAACTAAATATGTATAATTAGCCATAATAAATTGCTACCGTTGCTGTAGAAGTTGGCGCAGAAACTTTGACTGGACCTACTACACGGATACCAAAATCAGGAATCATAATGTCTCCTGCATCTGTATTAGTAGTTCCAACAAATTTAATATTGCTGCCACGAACATTACCATAGTCATCTGTTTGATTGCCAGTAACGGTAAATGTACCTACACCAGAATAAGTAATTCCTTTAATGCGAGTATCTGCAACTGTAGTATTTGTGGTTGTATCCAGTACAGCACCGCTGCCTGTTACGAAACCCTGTCGTATATTTGTAGCCATTGTAACCTCATGTTGTTAATTAGTTAGTTATTAGTTTTTTGACTATTCCTATTATACATAAAAAAAGAGGAATACGAAATAGTATCCCTCTTCTTTTTTTAAGTTTTTATGATGTTGCTAATTAAGCACCATCTGAACCGAAGAATGAACGCCAGTCGGACCAACCGAATGAATAACGCTCACGTGCCTTGAACCGGAGGTTACCAGTGTCAAAGTCAGGCTCCATTTTAGTTTGGAGACCAGCACGTACAAACATTTTTGCACCGTTTGGACAATCGGTTTTTAGGAACCAAGCGTCAGTGTCTGTAAAGCGGCGGTTCACGTAGAAGCCACCCGGTACAAGACCCTGATTACGGATTGAGTTGATGTTGTTTACATTGGTTGCACCATTAGCAGCAGTAGTTGGGTTTACACCAATTGCTGTTGACAATGAACTGTTCAGAATCTGGTCAGCAGTAAATGCGAGGTCTGAAGGAATATGCAAAGACTTAGCTTGCAAACCAATCAGAATACCACGGTCATCTTTTGCTTTTGAGATTGAAATCAATGCAGACTCAAGTGAAGCTTCTGACAAGTCAGTAGCACCAATGTAGTTTGACTGATTACCAGCACCAATGGTTGGGTGTGATGCAGAGAACAATGGAACACCATCGCCACCTACATACGTAGCATTAAAGCCATTGTTGAACACGTCTGCAGCTTTAACCTGCTTGGTGTTCGCCATTGCACGTGCAAGACCACGCGCACGAAGCTTTGCAAATGTGTCATAGAGGTTGTCTTCCATTGCCTCTTCTGTCACTGCAAATGCAAGTGCGATAGTCTCATGTGTGTAACGTGCTGTGTAGCTTTCCTGTGCATCGTCATAAGATACGGCAGAACCTTCACCTTTAGTAGGTGCAGTACCAAATCCTGTGAACAATACTTCTTCTTCAAACGCACGGTCTGAATTTTCTGTTTCAAACAGAGGTGCGTGTTCGTCACTAACTTCTCCATACTCCATACCGAAAACGGCATTAAGACCGGGGAGAAGCTCTTTTGCAATACTTGCTCTATTAATAGCCATGATTTAATCTCCCTTATTAACCTAGTAGGTAAGCTGTGATTGTTGCTGGTGCAGTAACGGCAGCAGTCAAGAAGTTATCTGTATGCTGAATGAGTTGTACATTCAACTTTAGATAAGCATTCTCATCAGCATTAGCTACATCATTGCCCGGTTCATCTACTGAATCCAAAGGACGACACATTGCGATACCTGTGGTGCGAGTAGCAGCAGCAATACCATGACCAGAAATACCTGTAAAGGTAGAACCTGAACCAAGGGTTACAGCAAAGTTTAGAGAACCATGAAGGTCACCTGCGGTTACAGACGCATCGGCCTGTACTTCAAATACTGCACGTGAGTCATCAGCAATCATAGCTTTCGCATTTGTTGCGGATGTACCTGAAGGCCAGTATTTGCTCCATTTTTGTTCACCATTTGCAACATACTGACAGCCCATGAATACACCTTGGGCTATTTCTGTTACAGTGGTTATAGCTTCCACATTCCCTGCATTAATACGGACAAGGTCGCCTGTAAAAATGTTAGCAGCGTAGCCTGAAGCAATTGGGTACTCATTAGTGCCTTGGTTGTTCGGGTTGTTACCGCGTTTACGAGAAGGTCGGAAGCCGTTCAACGCTTTAGTTGAAGTCATATTATTTCTCCCATTTTAAAATTGCACTTACCAAATTATTTAATCCTGAAATTTAGGAGTACGTCCTTTGGTAACACTAGATTTACTTGTATTACGAATTGGCATACGAGAATCATTTTGACCCATAAGCTGCTGATTAACTGCATCAACCATCTCATGGCTTTTATTCTCATAGTACCGTTGACGACTTTGCGATTTAGCCAATGGCATTTTCGCTAGGGCCAAGTCTCCACGACAGACTGCTCCCGAATATCGTCCTTCTTCCCTCACGAAGGAAGTGTGCTGCATCTCAGGAACTTCATCTACAGATACAAACTGCCAGCCTTCTTGAATTTTCTTACCGACATTTTTGTAATCGTCTTGCCCACGAAGATTAATACGAATCCAACGAAGGGTCAAGCCCTCATTTGCAAAACGAATTTTAGTTTCGTCTGGAATATCAAGCATATTAGGCTCACGATATTCTTCAAACTGTTCCCTTGTATTGAGTTCACGAGACTCTACACTACGTGATGTTGTGGTATTACGTGCCATTTTAATTTCCTCCACGCTATTAACTGTAAACTGTAGTATATTCACCGTCAGCTTTTTCTACTTTAAGCTTTTCGGCTGCATACTTATCCAATGATATACCCCACTTTTCAGCAAGTCGGATGTCTTCTTTAGTAAGACGTACCTTCTTACCAGATGAGGCTGATGAAGTGCGTGATGCTCCACCTACCACTTGGGCAGGAGTTGACGCTTCCTGCTGGCGTTGTACTGTTTCAGTCTGCGTAGCGAACCGTTCTGGAAACTTACTACGAAGACGTGAATCAATCTCTTGATAAAAATCTTCATCAGAAGGGTCATACCCCTCCGCTTTTAATTCCGCATCTGTTTCAAGAGCAAGCGTAGTCATTACGTTGTCTTGTCCAAACCACGGATTTCGTCCAGCCCATTCAACAGCATTTCTATCATATTGAGCAGCTTGTTGTGGGTGCTGCCCTTGTGGTTGCTGTTGAGGTCTTTGGACCTCCTGCTGTGGTTGTCTGTATTGCTTTTCAAACTTTAGTGATGCTGAATCATTTTGTGCGTTGCTCAAAAATTCTTGAGCCTGTACAATACGGTCAGTATCTCCTGACTCAAGTGCTTGTCTATAAGCATCTTTAGCCATAGCAATACGACTATTAATTTGTTCTTCAGCAGATTCAAAACTTTTTTCTAATGAAGTTCTTAGTTCCTGCTGTTGAGCCTTTAGTCTTTCTTCAAGTTCTTGTTGACGTGCAACCAGATTCTGAATTTGTTCTTCACGTTCCTTCTTCTGTTTTACGAGTTGTCGGATTCGTTTTTGTGCGCCAGACTGAGGTTCTTCTTGCTCCGGGCTTCCACCTGTTTCAGGCGCAGCCGATGCTTTAGTCTCTTCAGTTTTTTCAACTTGTAGTTGAACTTCAATAGGAGCATCTACTTGTTCCTCTTGACCTTCAATTTCAAACTCAACTTTTTCTTCCTCTTTTACGGCGGGGGAAGTGTCAACCGTTGTCCATTCTTCAGACATTCAATACTCCTTTTACGTCAGTTGCGAATATGACGAATTACGCAATTGATTTATAATACATTATAAGCAAAGTATACGCAATAGTTTACCCAAAGAAATTTTTAGGTTTATTACGTTTATTAACATTTTTCTTATGTACACCGGGTCTACGCTTCTTAGGGCGTTCAAAAGACTTAGTGATTAAGGTATTGTTAGACTTTGACATTAGTGTGCTAGATTATATGTAGGGTCCAGTTCTTTAGGGTCAGAGACAACCATAGAAATCTGGTCATCCAACAATAGAATAAGACGTACACCCTTATAGAGAAACTTTTGACCAGAGTGTTTACCATAACACACATAGTCACCTTCCTGACACCACGCACCGTTTGGATAACGCTTTTCATCAGCATAGGCATCCTTACCAATACGAAGTACTTTACCTACAGTAGTAAGGTAAGAGATATCTTCTCTGGTAGAATCTGGTAGAATAATACCACCTTTAGTTTCTGCTTTAACAGAAACAGGCCGTACTAAAATATGGTAGCCCGGAATAATAGGAAGTACATCCGGGTCTGGGATTTCTTCATTGTTATTCCAAGCATCGTTAAGAATTGATTTACTCATATGAATTTGTTGCATTTTACTCCTCATCGTCTTCATATATCATTTGATTAACTACATTTTTGATTTCTGCTCTTGCCCACTCTAATCCAGAGATACGACCAACAGAACTCATATACGAAGAATAATCCGAAGCGGCTCCAGATGCAAGCGAATTCTTTACTGCATCCATTTCTTTTTGCAATACTTTATCAATTTCTTCCCAGAGCATTATACACCCTTCTTAGCGTCAGAGATAAGTTTAGTAATCATGTCTGCCGCTTTAAGCGTTTCGGTGTTTTTGGCACCTTCTTCTTGCTTGATGAGGTCTGCAAGGACTTCAACTGCCTTGATAGCCGCTTTTGAATTTCTATCTTTCTCTTTTTCATCAGCCTTCAGAGTATTCTCTGCTCCTACTTTATATGCATCCAGTGCCAGCTTCTGTTCTTTTAAGTCAAGGTCACGGTTTTTAAGCGCACCCTCTGTTGCTTCTTTAGCAAGCTGTGCCTGAATTTTTTGTTTTTCAATATTCAACCTTTCAGCTTCCATCTGAACCATAGCTTGTTCTGGTGATGGTCCTGCTTGTGCAGCGGCTTGGTTAGCTTGCATAACTTGTTGTGCAGCGGCTACCATTACCTGCTCAATGACTGCAGGGTTCTGAGCATTCGGGTCACCTTCTGGGGCTTCTGCCATCATTTGTCTTGTTACACCATTGACTTGCTCCTGATATTTCATTACTACGTGTTCCTGAATATTAGCTTGTAGAATAGGTGCTACACGCTGCATAATAGGATTACCACCATTTGCTGGGTCTTGCATAAACATAGTCTTAATTTGAATATGTGCATCATGGTTCTGTCCTGCAAAGGCTTTAATAGGCAAGCCTTTAGTTGCTGCTTCAATATCTGTAACAGGGTCAAGAGGCTGTGCCTGTGGTTTGTCAGGTAGAATTCTATCAAGGTTAGGAATATTAGCCGCGTTAAGTAGTGTGCGGTTTAGTTCTTCCATATTAAACATTCCTGGTGGTGATGTCTGTGCCAACTGCATTGCCATCTGTGTCATCATAAGACGGTGAGCAGAAGACGGAATGTTAGGGTCACTAACCGGAACAACGTCTACACGTCCGTCAAAGTCTTTACGGAATACGTTTTCAGAAATACCCGGAACATCGTAAGGATATTCATTAGGTAGGCTTTCATAATTAATACGTGCAAGGATTTTAAATTCATCCTTTTGTGATTTGTGCAATCGTTTATGAATAGCTGAGAAGAACTTACTAGAAGCTTCTAGCAATGCCATCGTTGTACCCACTGGTCCATAGTTAGAACCTTCAGTAATTACTTGTTCTGTTGTATCAGCAAACTTTTGACCTGCCGCTGCAGTAAACTGCATCATATTAAACAAAGTAGCCGATGGTTCTTTGTACGGTAAAGGTACAATAGACTTAGACAAGTCCATACCTGTTGCTTCTACCTCTTTAAACTCACCCGGTGCAATAGGGTCATTGTCTCCTACTACACGAACACCTTTGGCTTTAAAGCCGCCGGGAAGGTTGGCAAACTGACCTGCGTCAATAAGGCTACGCATAGCTGCAGTGGCAGACATAGTAAGGTTACCAAGGAAGTGGATAAGGCCAAGACCGTAGAAACCAAAGCCCGGAACAAAGCGATAGTGAGTAAAGAACATTTTCTTTTCTCTATTCTTATCTTCTTCTTTCCAGTTACGTCTGATAGACAATACTTTTTGTGAACTTTCTTCAATAGTTACAATGTACGGACAAGCAGTAGGATAGTCTTCTAGTTCAAGATAACAATGTTGTTCTAGTAGTACATACTGTTGGTCAAGGTCTGAAGAAGGAGACAACCCAAGAACCGTGTCCATCTTTTCAGTCAAAGCGGATTGTTCTGGGTTGTAAGGGTCTGGAAGGTCTATATCTGCATACATACCAGATACCATACCTTCTGCTATTTCTCTTGGACTACGGTATAGTACATGAGTATAACGGTCAGCACGGCGTAGGTCTGTAGCATAGTAAGACACATAGAACTGGTCAATAGGTACAAACTCACTTACTGGTCTGTCTACTGAACCATCAAAATATACTTTCTTAAATGCAGAGCCTATCAACGGCAGGTGAAACAGCATACGTTCAAACTCATCAAAGTACTCAGGCATTTGCTCAGTAAGTTGATAGTTCATAAAGTTTTGTACACGGTTACCTTGCCGTTGACGCTCCACGGTAGCATCTCCAAGAACTTGGGTTTTGACTGGACCACTGGAAGGAAAGAGTTCTTGGGATGCACGTGACTGGAATTTAACTGCTGACTCAATCAGCAAAGGATGGACAGCGGTTGCTGCACCTTCAAAAGGTTCTGTAGTTTCTTCAAGCTTTAGGCCAAGCAAGTCAAATCCGCGTTCAAACATGGACTCCCACTCTGAACGAGATGCTTTATCTGCCTCAAACTTGTCATAGACTTCTGCGCCAATTTGAATTAGAGTGTCTTCATCAAGAGTATCAACTAGGTTATCGTAGAAA